GGACTGAAAAAGATATTGTATCTGCTAAAGGAGATAGGATAATTGCAAAAGGTACAAGTCAGAGATTACGTGGTCGTACTGAAATTGATGTACGTTATACTGGTATTATTTTAGATGACTTTGAATCTGAGTTAAATACTAAAACACCAGAAAGACGAGATGAAATTAAAAAATGGATTGTATCTACAGTTTATCCAGCTCTTGAAGAATCCCCTGGTAGGGAAGGATGGATATGGTTAGCTGGAACTATTGTACACTATGATTCATTTCTTCAAATGATTGTAGATGGTGTTAAACAAGCTAAACAAGAAGAACGTGAATACCCTTGGGATGTAACATTTCATAAAGCAGTAGAAGATGGAAAGCCATTATGGCCTGAACAATTCCCTCTTGATAAACTAGAACGTAAGAAAAAAGAATTTATTGAAGCTGGTATGGTTAATAAGTTTGCTCAAGAGTATATGAATGATGCTCGTGATATATCAGACGCCGCTTTTAAAATTGATAGAATACAAAAACATAACTATAGGTTTGTTTCAAAAGATAAGTTTTGCTACCTTGAAGATGATGATGGGAACTTTATTCCGATTAATGTGTATATTGGTGTTGATGTAGCTGCTACAGCTACTAAGAAATCTGATTTTCAAGTTATATTGGTAATTGGTATTGATAAAGAGAAAAATAGATATATATTAGAATATTTTCGTGAACGTATACCTACCTTTGATGTACCAGAACGTATTATTGAAATTGCTAAAAAGTATTCTCCAGTTAAAAGAGTTACAATAGAAACAGTAGCAGCTCAAGAAATGGTACGTGATATGGTTACACGAATAGCTACTAAAGACAGAAGACTGATACCGGGTATCTTTAAAGGAGTTAGACCTCCAGCTGGTATAAAAAAGGAAGATAGATTAGAAACATCTCTTGGGCCTATTGTTAATTCTAAAAAACTTTATATACGTAATAGTATGACAGAGATAATAGATGAGTTTTTTGAACACCCATTTGCTAAAAATGATGACCTTATGGATGGATTGTACTATGCTGACTATTTTGCTAAGCCACCACTAAGTGGCAAAGTTAATAAAGAAAAGGTTAACAATCGTAGCGATAGTCGTAAAACTGGCAAGAAATACAACTGGTTTACAGGTGCAAGAGTTAGCTAAAAAAAGTTTAACTTTGCTATTGACAAGTATTATATTTATTAATTAACTTACAAAGTATATATGCAAATCCAAGAAGACCCCAGAGCTAAAACAACAAGGGAGCTTTATCGTCGTTACAGAGATGCTCGCTCTGATTGGGATACAGAAGCTAGAAAAGATATTGACTTTTTCTATGGTAATCACTTTAGTGATAATGAAGTAGATGAACTAGAAAGTCGTAATCAAGCTGCTGTACCGATGGACAGAGTTGGGCCTGCTGTTGAGAAGCTCAAAGCCATGTTAACATCTAATTCTCCTGCTTTTACTGTTATCCCAAGAGAAGATTCGGATACTAAGATAGCAAAGATGTGGAGAACTGTAATTAGTTATATATGGGAAATATCAGATGGTAATTCACAATTAAAAGAGGCAGTCCATGACCATAGTACGTCTGGACTAGGTTATTTATACGCTTATGTTGATACTGAGTCTGATTTCGGTAAAGGAGAAGTAAAGTTTACAAGTATTAATCCATTTCGTGTATATGTTCCATCAACTAGTCGTGATAGATATTTTAAAGATGCTGATAATGTTATACTGTCTACTATCCTTACTGGTGAACAAATTGTAAATATGTATCCAGAATTAGGGCCTCAACAAGACCCTGAAACAGGTGAAATGACTGATGGTCTAATAAAAGAACTTTCTCAGTATTCTGATGATGAAGATTACCCATCTAGTCAACAAAGTAACGACCAAAAAACTTGGACACCTGCTGAAGCAAAAGATTTAGAGTTTTCTTACCAAGAAAAGTTTCAAGTATTAGAAAGATTTTACAAAACAAAAATTCCTTATTATCTTATTATTGATACAAACACAAATGAAGAAATAATATTAAATGAAGAAGAATTTCAAAATTTTCTTACTGAAAACCCTGGAGTATTTGAAAGGGGTATAGTTAAATTTGAAGAAGTTTTGCAGACCCGTATAGCGGTGGTGGCATCCGTTGGGGAAGTTGTCCTTTACCAATCTGTCCTCAATACTGATATATACCCAATCGTACCACTCCCTAATATTTATAGTGGTACTCCATACCCGAGGTCTGATATATCTAGAGCGAGACCTATGCAAAGACTACTGAATAAACTCTGGTCATTAGCTTTGTCTCACGCTCAGGCATCTGCGGGTCTGAAATTAATTGTTCCTATTGGTAGTGTTGATGATATTAGTCAGTTAGAACAAGATTGGTCTAATCCAAATGCAGTAATTGAAGTAGACAGTTCTCAAGGAGAACCACACTTTCCAGCTCCTACTCCACTTGCAAGTGAATTTTATAAGTTAATACAGTCTTGTGAGTTTTATATAGATTTTACATTTGGTTTACCAGAACTGATGCATGGATTTGCTGATAAAGCTCCTGATACTGTTAGGGGTACAGAAAGAATGTTAGCTCAGGGAGCTGAAAGACCTAAATCTAAATTACGTGATATTGAATTAAGTATTAGAAAACTTGGTCAAGTAGTATATGGATTATCAAAAGGTCATTATACATTTAAAAAGATTTTTCGTTTAGCTCAAGCTAATAATAATATTAATGAAGTTATGGCTAATTACTATGATGATTATAGTGAAACTGTTATGGATATACAAAAAGATAGACATTCTATTGGTCAACATGATATTAGTATTGAGCCTGGCTCAACATTACCAACAAGTAAATGGACTGAATACCAAGTATATGCTGAAGCATATCAAATGGGATTAGTAGATAGGACAGAAGTGATTAAAAAGAATCCAGAAATTTTTGATAAAGAGAGTCTTATTAAGAGGATGGGTGAGATTCAACAATTACAAGGACAAGTACAACAACTGTCCGAACAAAACAAAAAATTGCAAGGAGACTTGCAAACAGCACAAAGAGAGTCTGTATCTGATAGGAAAAGGGTTGAAGTTGAAAAGTTTAAATCCAAACTTTCCGAGGTACAGTCTGATGCTAAAGCCGACAGGCGAATACAATCAAACAAACTCAACAATGCAGTACAGCTTGAAGTGGAAAAATTAAGACCTCAAATGGAAGAATTTGGAGAAGGTCTTGGTTCTATTCCTGAAATTTAGGGATATTGCAAGGAGACAATAATGAGTGAAGTCAATCAAGAAGGTCAAGTAGTGGAAAATACTGGATATACTAATGAAGAACATGGATACGAAGATGTCCCTGTAGCTGACCATGGTGTAAACCAAAGTGAAACATATCAAGTAGATTGGGAAAATGAAACTCGGAAATTTCAGTCAATGTATGACAAACAAAAATCTGAGAATGATAAGATGAAACAAGATATGCAACACATAGCAAAGGAATTTGCTAATCAGAAGAAATCTAGTGTTAATCAACAATCTTCTTTACCTGAGGATGAATTTAATCCTTGGGATGCGTATTACAAACCCGAATCACCAAGTTACAAGTTTCGTCAACAGAGGGAGCAAGAAGTGGTGAGTCAGGCGATGCAACAGCAAAATGCACAAGTGCAAGAACAAATGTTGCTTAATAATACAATGAATGAATTAAGAACAAGTCATAAAATGACAGAATCAGAAGTTCGTGAATTTATGGACTGGTCAACTGACCCAGGTAGTAGTTTAAATCTGGATACGTTAGTTAATGTTTATAAAGCTCGCGAAAGTAATTCTAATGTTTTGCCAATTAATGATAATGTTCAAGATTCAGTAGAAGCGGTTCAATCCGCTAGACAAGTACCTCGTACTGCAGGTGTCCTACAAGGACAAGAAGCTAACCAACCAAAGTCTGAAAAAGACCAGATGTGGGAATCTATTGTAAGTGCGGGTACTAGGAGTCGTGTTTTATAACAATAATAAACTAATGGAGTACTGATTATGGCAACATATAGTGCCGGCAGTTTATCCGCGAATGGGTCGCGTACTCCGGGTGCATCAAATACTGATTTTCACACTAGACGATTATTTGACTTTAGTGATAGAGTCGCTGAATTGTCCCCGGATGAGTCCCCATTTTTCGTATATCTGTCGAAAGTAGCAAAAGTGCCTACTTCAGATTCTCAGTTTCGATTTTTAGAAGATAGAACAAAAGTATCAATTACTGATAGAGCTTTCCTAGCCCAAGCAGCTGTTACGCTTGCTGCGGCTGGTAGTTCAACATCAATAACTTTTGATACAACCGGTGGGGCTAATGTCGCATGGCTTATCCCTGGTATGGTAGTTTCTATCGGTGAAGATGATGATACAACAGCACAACCTGAATGGGCAACTGTTCGAGTTGATAGTGTAACTCAAACATCTTCTTCTGTAACAACATGCCAAGTAACTACTATCGCCGCAGCTAATGGTTCTACCACAGCTGTAGATGATAATACTAAGTGTTGTGTTATTGGAACTGCTTTCGAAGAAGGTACAGGGGCTCCTGATGTTTGGTCACAAAAACTTGACCATGATTATGGATATACACAGATATTCAAAACAGCTTGTGAAATGAGTAATACATCTCGTGCAACTGTTTATCGTGGTTATGCTGATGAGTGGCAACGCATCTGGAATCTAAAATTAAGAGAACATAAAGTTGATATTGAAAGAGCAATGTTATTTGGAATGCGTGGTAGTCAGAATAGTATTAACTATACTGATGGTATCGCAGGTCATATTATTGCTAACTCTCAATCTCAAGGTGAGTTTGCTGGAGGTCAATTATCCTATACAGAAGATAAAGCTTATTTAAAATCTGTTACAGCAGCTCAATGGTCTTATGATGATTTACTCTCTGACTTAGAAGTTATATTTGACCCAGCTAGGGGTGGAAGTTCAGCAAAATTAGCGTTAGCTAGTCTTCCTGTAATTTCTCACTTTAATAAGCTAAGTGGTTTTATGGATAGTTCTATGGCTGTTGCAAGTGACGCAGCATCTATTGCTTACAACTTTGAAAAGTCTACAGGTTCTTTTGGTCATCGTATTATGAAAATCGAAACTGTTCATGGAGATTTATCTCTTGTTAAAGAGCCTCTATTTAGAGGACAATCTGCAGGTTTTATGTGTTTGGTTGATTTAGACCATGTATCATATAGACCTCTTATTGGTAACGGAGTGAATCGAGATACATCAATTCAAACAAATGTCCAAGCGGCTGATGAAGATTTACGGAAAGATATGATTCTTACAGAAGCAGGTCTTGAAGTTTCTCTTCCAGAAACTCACGCTTTGATTAATTTGGAGGGTGTGTAAGATGAGAAGTGATTATCTAAACGTAAATAGCCAACATAGTAACTGGAAAAAGAAAGTAGAACTTGTGGGAGCAGCTAGAACTCTTCTCGCTGATGATAGTGGTAAAGAGTTTTATTTAGAATCCTCAGGTGGAGCTTTTTCAATTACTTTACCAACCGGAGCTAATATTGAAAATGGTGTTAATTATAAATTCTGGGTACAAGAAAATACTCCAACTGGAGCAATAACTATTGCTGCTGGAAGTGCGATTGTATTCGGTAAACTTAATGAGACTGAAGTTGATACTAGTGATGATGGGCCAGGTTCTAGTGCTGATGGTGCAACTGGTGTTTCTAATGTTATTATAGGAACATCTGCATTAAAAGGTGATTTTATAGAGCTTGATGCTTATGATGGTCATTGGTTTCTAAATGGTCAATCTGGTAAAGATGGAGCTGTTACTACTTCTTAAACTGAATAAATAAGTTAAACAGTCCTTAGAACTGTGGGGGTTGTCGTATAAAGGGCGACCCCCGAATCTATAAAAATTTAATTGGAGATAATATGGCAGCATACGGAAATATAAAAACAAAATCCTTTATACACGTTGCAAATACCAATACAGAAGCAAGTGATACTGGTACATTAGCTAGAGATATAAAAGATTATATAGCTGGTTTAGATTCAACAAATAATAAAATTATATCTATTTCTCATTGTCAACTGAATGGGGATAGAATACTTACTTTAGTTACCGCAGGTTCTTAATGAACTGTATTCATTGTAATGAACCAAATCCAAAAGGATGGTTTTATTGTAAGAATTGTGGTTGTAAAACATCAGAATCTAAATTCACTACTAATTTATATATGATGAGTCCTTTAGGTAAAAGAACAGATATTGAAATAAGTTCAACTACTGTTGAGCAAGACATAAAAGATAGGAGTAAATATGCCAAAAGTCGGTAAGAAAAAATTTAGTTACACAAAAGCTGGTAAAAAAGCTGCAAAAAAGTATGCTAAAAAAACTGGTAAGAAATAATGGCTACATTAAAAGTAAAGATACAAGAAGATATTATATTAAATAACGAAGATTATAGTTCTAAATCTATTTTAAATATTAATAGCATTACTCAAGTTATTAAAAGAACAGTTAGTGTTCCGACTACAGAATCGGGATTGTTGGGTGTTGCTGTTACTTTAGAAACAGATTTAGGAAAAAGTTACTTAGCTGGTCAAGTTGCAGAAGTAGGGACAAAATATATTAGAATTACAAATTTAGATTCTACTAACTATATAACGCTAATCTTGAAAGATGAAGATAATGGAGAATTTGCTATAAGGGTTGATGCTGGTCATTCATTTATAATTCCCGCTGGTAATGGATTAGCAAATATGATTGATATAAGTAGTAGTGCTTTAACTGTTAGTTTTGAAGACTTAGTAGATATTACAGCAAAAGCAAATTCATCAGCTTGTTCTGTTGAAGTTTTTGTAGCGAGTGCATAATGGCAAATTTTCAAGCACAGGTAGAAGGGCTAACAAGTTTATCTTTAGATGGTAGTAGTTCCCCTACTCAAACTGAGTTAACTCAATTTTTAACAGATGGTGCTAAAGAAATTATTAATGTATTACCTAATAAACTTCTTGATTGGTGTGCTGCTCAACAAACATTTACATCAACTGCTGTAGGTAGTGAATCAGAAACAATGAATACTGGAAAAATATTAAGAGTCTTTAGAAATGATGGAGAATTTGATAGACCTTGCCGTAAAATAAGAGCTGATGATAAAGGATACGCTAATGACCCAGATGATATGGGATATGCAAGTGTTACTGACCCTGTATTTTATACTCAAAATAATAAAATTAATGCACTACCTGAAAGTGGGTCTTGTAAATATGATGAAGTCCAATATCCTGCTGTAGCTTATGGTGATTCTGCTATAGGAGTATTCCTAGATTCGGCTGAATATCTTGTAGTCTTATATGGAGCAGTAAAATCTTTACAAAATGTTTTAGCTAATAAAAGTTCTAATTCTGATATTACTACTGCTTTAACAGCTATTAATACAGAAGTAGATGAGTGTATAGCATTAGCTGATTTAATAAATACTCAAGTTGATAGTGCTGTATCTGAATTAGCTGAAGCCGCAACTAATGTAGATTCTTCAATAGATACTGCAGTAGCCGCAATTACTACAGCCTTAGGAAGGGTAAATACAGCTGTTGTATTAGCTAATACTGAATTTGATTTAGTAAGTGCAGAGGTTGTCTTAGCCAATGCTGAAGTAGACAATGATGACGTAGAGATTGCTAGAGGATATATAGAAACAGCTAGTGGTTATGCAAATGCAGGTCAAAAATACCTTGATGAAGCATCTCTTGCTTTAAATGAAGCTAGTGGGTATGCAAATGAAGTAACAGCTAGAACATCTCATGTAGCCTCT